TAGCATCTTCTAAAAACGTGAAATCTTTCTTCAATAAAATTTCCTTGACTGCTTGCAAATCAGAAACACCCATGGAGGCATAGTCCATTGCCTTTATGTCAGGAAAATCAGACAACCAACCAGACATGACTGCATGAACAAGATAGTTTTGAATCTGATTGGTCAGAAGTCCAGACAATCGAGTTGGCCAATAGGCCAAAGTCTCTATTACCAAACTAAAATCATCAGCCAAGGATTGAAGGTCAAACTTTTCCATTGTTGACGCAGAGAAACTAGACAGCTCATTTTCCAAGTCTGTAATGGCTTCCCTATAGTATATGTCAAGTTTTGGCTCTTCGCTATCACTCGCCCAGATAGTTTCAAAATCCACATCTGGATTATGCGCAGCAATGGTTGTTGTCAACCCCTCGACAACTCCCATTACGCTTTTCTTTAATATATTTATTTTTATTGTATTCATAAGCTATTTTTACACTTTTTCCAAACAAAGAATACAATTAACGATACTACATACAGGACGATAGGCACACCCAGCAACTTCTCCAAGGTGTCACACCGTTCCAGGAACGTGGTCACGTTCTTCCTCAACTCGTTGATAGAATCCTTGCTAGCAACCAGTAAGGAATCCTTGCTAGCTCGCAACTCCTGCAAACTGTCCACCGTCTGCCTCAGCACCGATACAGAATCCCTCAGTTTGGTCGTTTCCTTGCTTTCCTTGTTGGTCACTTCCGAATGCCAACGCTCGGTTTTTATCGGTTTCCCATCGGCATCCACAGTGGTTGATACGCTATCCTTCACTTGGCTCGTCTCCCTCACGCTCTTCTCACGTAGGCTACTCTGGTACCTCGCCATCTGCTCGAACGCTTGGATGAAACGGCTCTGCAAGGTCGTGTCTGTGTGGCTGCTGGTTCGGTCGTAGGCTACATATCTGTCCATCGCCACCGTCCGTGTCCTGCAACTTGTCAGGAACAGGACGAAGAGAAACAACGCCCACATTCCCAGATAATATATGATATGTCTCAGTCTCATTTTATTTCACTCCCAATGTTGATTTGGCTCTTACAAGATACAATTCTCGGTCTTCCAAGCCGTTATAACCACCGTTTATCTTACGAGTAATGGCACAGACATTGTCCTTGTCGGCAAGCGCATTCAAACCGTGGTTCTCCCAAAACCACATACTGGAGCGCACCGCACCAAGAGGACGTTCAAGCAGCTCAGGGTTGCTTACAACATCAAAACCACAAAAGGCTGCATACAACTGATAGTTGGCACGTCCTGTTATCTGTATCAGCCCACGCCCCTTGAAGCGAACGCCGTCGCCCCTTTGGGTGTTGCCCAAGTCCTTGCGCCCCTCGTATGCCTTGCCACTGGCTAGCTCCTTGGTATATCTCAGCTCGCCACTCTCATGGGCTATCTGGGCAAGATAGTGAGCCATGCGCAAAGGCGTGGTGATACCGAAGTCCTTGGCATAGCCATTGATGTAATTGATGTATTGGTCTGCCCTGCTCTTCGCATGGGGCATGATCCTGATGAGTTGTTCCTTAGTTATCGTCATGGTCTTCTGATTTTAAGTTCTTTTCCTTGTACTCCTGGTAACTCTTGAAATATGGGATGTCCTCTATGAACTTCGCCGACAAGATGTAATACAGGAAGTCAACCAACTTGTACCATGTGGAGTCTTGCTTCAATATGTTGCGCCAGTTCCGCAAGATGTTCGTGCCGAAAAAGTACGTGGTAGCCCAACATACATATTGCACGGCACTCACCGCCCTATCGTCACAGTGCAGCCACTTGCCTATAACAAAGATGCTCACCACTATCACGAAGAACACGGCGGCAAAGATGAAGCACATCCCTGCCTTCTTCCAATCCCACTTCTCGCCATTGAGCCGTGCCGCCACCAGTCCGAAGATAAAATTCAGCCACAGGAGCAACAGCATGGCAAAGATAAAATCCATGATGGGACTTAGCATGGCAAGCACCGCCCCAACCGCCATTACGACATAACTACGAATATCATTCATACCTTCTTGCTTTGTTACGTGCCCACTCCGTTGTGGTCACAATGCAAATATAGTGGATTATCCCCTCCCATTTGTGATAATTTGCGCAACTCATGACGAAAAAGGGAACGCAAGCCCTTCTCACGGCTGCGTTCCCATTCGATAGTCTTCTTATTCTGTCCTTTAGGTGTTATGGTAATCTCACTTGTGATTGAAGTAGCCCCACGCCTTGCATGTGCCGTATGGGTTGTCCTCGTCGTTGAGCCAACTGACCGCCATATCGACCACCTTGTCAAGCATCTGTTCCTCGCTGGCATCAGGGAACCACTTCACTAGCAAGTTGTGGTTGTCGCTATAGACCATGTTCAGTACCACGGCGAAGTCATGTTGGTTGTATGGGCGCACCTCGTCCTTCACGGTCTCGTATATCTCCAATGTCCTTGCATCGGTGAAGTACGGCGCATGGTGCTCCGTTCCCTTCTCGTCCTCAAACCGCATGTTCTTGATTTGAGCCTCGGCGAAGTAGTCGTTGAAGTGTCCGTTACCGACCACTCCGTAAATGTCCTTGTACAGCTTTAGCAATTCATCCTCCGTGGCGTGCATGGCCACAAACTCGCCGATTATCTTGGTCACGGCCAACATCTGTTCGTCCGTTGCGTCGGCTTGGTATTTCTTGATTAGCTCCAATAAGTTCATAGTCTTACGTTTTTGATTTGACAAATTTGAGGAGCTCTGCCATTCCCTCCTCCAACTTCGACAATCTCTTGTCGGTTGCCTGTTGCTCACGAAACGAGGTGTCGAGCGTTTCCAACAGTTTGTTGCAGTCCTCCACGGTCTTCTCAAACTCTGGCACCTTGCCAAGCACATCCTCAGCCTGCGTCTTTAATGCGTTCACCTCATTGATGATGTTCTCCTTGCTACAGGAGATGACCAAGGTGTTGTGGTACGCCGATTGCTCCGTATCTACGACCAAGTAGGTGTTTTGGTTGCCGTCCTCCGTCTGTACGCAAACATCTACATACAACTTGTTGTAGTTCGGCATCCCTGGCATGGGTGGCATCATGCTAGGCTTCTTGGTGGTGTCCATGTCGGGGTGAGGTGGGCTTACGCTCATCACCTTGCCCTGCTTATATTGTCGGGTCGCCCTATCAAACAGATGGACAGGGAAACCGCTCTTCAAGTCCTTGAATAACATAGTCTTCTATTTTTAAGTTGTGATTCGGCGAGGGAAACGGTAGCCTCAACACCACCATTTCCCCCTATGTTCGATACTAAGCTGTAGTCAATGCTACTGTTAGGGAATCGTGTATGTCAAGCACACGTGCCTTGCCACACACCACATCGTTCGCCTGTTGCATCCTGCCGACACTGGTGATTGTCACCGCCGTAGGAAGTGCCGTCTGACCTTGGAAAGCCGCCACGAACCGCTCTGAGTAAATCATCGGTTGCGCCCTCGTCACGTTGCGCACGCTTGTTGGCGTTATGATGGATATGGTCGCCACGATTGGAACAAACACGGTCGTTCCGTTTAAATAAGGGGTCTCATACCTGTACGTGATGGTCGCCTGAGGTTGTACGGTCGATGTCACACAGAATGGTCGGCAAAGTCTCTCGCTGAAAGTCGCCAAAACTGAAACTTGGTTTGCTACCAGCGCTGTAGCAGACAAACCTACTGGAGATATTTTGTTCATACTACGCTTCTGTTTCATACGACATTACTGATAACCGCCTCCCATGGCTGCGCCACATCCACAACCGCCGTTATAGAGGTTGTACATGAAAAGGTTCTGCTGCAACTGGGAGTTCTTAAACTTCAAGTCCTGAATCTCGTCGGCTTGCTCCTGTCTCCAATGACCGTTCAAGGTATCGATGATTCGCTGTGCGTTATTCTCACCTGCACGGATGATGTCACACTTGTCGGTGCTCATCTGATAGCCAAGACTCGATGCCGCTCTCTCGACACTTCTATTGTTGAAGTCGAAGCCTCGCTGCATGTTGTTGATGATGTCCTTCTGCCCTAGCTGGTTCTCGTACCCCATCTTGATAATGTTCTGTTGCGTTTGGCAGCAACAGTCCTTCATGTTCTGAATGAGGTTCAAGTTACCACGCTCCACGGCGTTGATGACACGTTCTGCGCTGAACCCTACCTGACCGCCTACCTGCTGAAT